TTTAGGAGATAGACCCATTTCTTTCCAGTCAAAGTCTCCTTCAAGAAGCATTGGTCTACCTGCATTACCTGCACCACTGAATCTATTGTTTAGATCAGTAAGCAATTGCTGTCTTTGTGATTCGCTAAGATTAGCAGCAAACCCTGCATCATCCTGTGGCTTAAATATAACTGCTCCACTTGGTCTTGCTCCATTCTGTAGTAGGTTTACGTTATGTTTACTAGACATATTAAATTGGTCTACTTCTACAGCAGCAGCACTCATAGGGCTTAAACCATAGTAATCATCTAATGGATTCCATAGTTTTATATGTTTGACTTCACTGTAACCATTAACTTGGTCTACCATGTAAGTATGTTGAACTCTACCGTTTACTACATATTCGTATCTATCAGGTATTGGGTTTCCATTACCCTTAATAACCATTCTGTCAGGTCTTAATTGATGCAACTCTTTGGGTGCTCCTTGTTCAGCACCTACTTTAAGTATGTAAGCATTACCACCAAGAAGCACATAGCCAAATAGGCTGTTAAAAAACTCTGAGTATGATTGTAGTGGATTGGGTCTATTAAGTAGGTCAATGATTGGATGTTGTTCAACTATCTCATCCCCATTCTTCAATAATAAAGGAACAGCACTTGCACCTTTAGATATTTCATTAACGCATCTATATACAATAGCGTTTTTCAAATAGCCTTCTTTTGCTAATTCTTGATAGGTGTATACTTTTGCTTCTTCAGTGCCGACACCAAAGTAACCCATCATGTTTGAATTTTTTTGTTCAGGAGCAGATGTAAATATATTTTTTATGTTATCTAAAATTGCCATTAAGTTATTCTCCAGTTTATGTTTCCTTGTGATTTGCTTAATTCAAACAAACCCCAAACTAAAGCATCCAATCTATCAGGGCTAGAAGATGCCAAACCAGTGTAGGTACACATTTGAGTTTCTAGTTCTTCAAAAACCCCAATATGGTGAACACGCTTTTGTTCGTAAAGTGCTGAAATGGGTTCTGCTCTAAGCATTTTCCCACGAGTAGCTCTTACTGACCTATAAGGAACATCTGTATCAATTGTCCTTATTAGCTTCTCCACTAAGTCTCCACCATTGTTGACCTCTGCAACAATTCTATCTGCTTCCCATTCATAGAAAGCCCTTATAGCAATTCTACACCATTTATCAGCAGAATATCTACCTGATAAGTCTTCTAAAACATAAAACTCATTATTGTGGTCTTTACCTACTACCAGTATACCAGTCTCATCTGAATCTTCGTGTGAAGTTACAGCAGGGTCAATTGCTATCATTATGTTTTTTAATTCTATATCTGTATCTTTAGGAAGTCTTTGTTCTGATATCATTGGCATATTCCATAACGCACCCTCAACCTCATCTACAATTTCTGCATATAACTCTTGACGACCTAGTGCTGTTCCTTCGTACCTCTCCTTCATCATGGCTAGTGCTGAACCTGCTAGGTTAGCTTCATTTTCAAAAGTAGAGCCTTTAGTAACTTGGACATCTTTTCTTTCTATCAGTTCTTTTATGAGTTTAATAGGTTTAGGTGTTGTAGTGATTACGCATTGTGGATTTTCTCCTAGCCTTAACCCAAACATTAATTGGTCAAAGGCTTCAGGATATTGCCATGCTGCTAATTCATCACACCATGCTCTATGAAACTGTGGACCACGAAGTCTTTCAGGATTGATAGCTGCGTAACCTACTATCTTAGAGCCATTGGCTAATCTAATCTCACATATGCTAGACGCGAACCCTTTAGTTCCAAATTGAGTTTCAAAACAATCATCAGGGATAATAGATAAAAGACCACTATTGCCACCAAAACAAACTCTTCGTAAATCTCCGAATGTAGGTGCAACTACAGCACAAATTGTATTAGGGTTTCTTAATGCGTATAGAGCAATGTCCTGTGCTCCTGTTCTAGTCTTTCCCCAACCACGACCTGCAAGTATTAGCCATATGAAGAAATCTTCCTCAGGTGGTAGCTGTTTGTCTCGTGCTGTTTTTAACCAACTAGTGTAGAGCTTCCAAGTCGCCAGTTCGCTTGGCTCTTCCAATCTCGTCCAAGAGTTCCATAGCTTCTTTGAAAGCGGTGCTGTCTTTTGCATTTGTATTTAGGCTCATGTTGTCTGTAGCTTCCCCTAATGAAAGTTTCGCTACACGTTGTATTTTGTATGTTGCGTCTGCAATAGTTGACACCATACTTGGGGTTACTTTTCCTTGTGTCTGTGCATCTCTGATTAATTGAGATACTTGACCTAATAATGCTTTTGATATGTTTAGGGTAGTTGTGTCTACTTTGATACTATCCTTGACCATACTAACTCTTCTGCCTTCATCTAGTTTTTTAAGGAACTCATATTGATATTGTTCTTGTTGTATTTTCCAGTTATCTGCCTTTGCGTGTCTATAGAGAGTAGATTTACCAATCTTATGTTTTGCTGCTAGTTCGTCTAATGAGAATAAAACTCTCTCACCTGCATCACCATCAATGCCTTGAACAAAAAGGTTTCTAATCTTTTCTTTTAAAGTGGGATTTAATTTTTGAACTTTATTACTCATATATTCCTAAATTTTCTCAATCATAGCGTTTATAGATACAACTATCAAGCGTAAGAATGTTATTATTTAGGGTATACCAGTGTATTAACTATACAAAGATAATTGCATCAGTAGCTTCCTGACGTGTTGTTTTTTAGGTTTTACTAACGATTTGTATTAATAACATAATCCTTGCTTATCACACCATGTTCTTTTGCACCTCTAAAATGTGCTTTCACAAACGTATGCTTTCCATTGGGTAGCTTTCTTAAATGCTTTCTTACACTATGGAATGCAGTACCAATACTCCTTATATTGTTATTAGTATTATTGCTTTGTGTAGGTGCGTTCCCATACATGTTTATCTTTAGTTCTTTATGTTCAAAATTTGGTTTTGCCCTTAATGCACTTGTCGTAAACTTTGTTTTTATATCTAGCCATAAGTTGCTTCTACCTTTTACATCTTTTGCATCTGCAATTTGTGGATATTGTAAAAGTATCATTAAAGTAATCCATTGCGAAGATAAGCACTCTACAAAAGTATTCAACGCTTTGTTTGTGTACCTATTATTTATATCTACACCTGTATCTACAAATTGACTCATTGGACTATCCATTAGCCAAAAAGTGTAAGTGCTTCCTTCATGGAATGTAAAACAATAACCATTTATATCTAATACAAAACAATCATCCTCTTTAATATAAGCCAACATAGTCATCATTAAAATTGGCTCGTTTGTATCTTGCGTTACTTCACCATCATCAAAACATAATATGTTGTATACACATTCATCATCTTCAACCTGTAGAAATGTACTCCTATAAGGTGCATATATTTTAAGGTCACTTTCAATTGCTTCATATTCCTTTTCAGTCAAAAACTCTGTATTGCGTTTATCAATATAAAACTTTGCTGCTTGGGATATAGTCTGTGCAAAACTTTTTAACATAGCCTTCATTTGTATATTAGGTACATGTGTCGTGCCATCAGCATTTTTAGAAAAGTATGTAGGTACTTGTAACAGTTTAGCTAATGCTCTGCTGTTAGGAGTATCTAGTTCTTTATCTATGTCAGATTTTGGTGTCTCTACCAATTGGTGTAAATGTAATATCTTTTGCAGTACTAAGTTATTCATTGCCTACCTCTCTTAGTAATCCATTTGGATATTTAATAGCTGCACTCAATTTTAGCCAATCCTTATGTTCCATTCGCAAACATAAATCAAATATTGATTCTGTATTATCAAAGTTATATATAGGATTAAGTTCTTCTACTACATTTCTTAAATGCCTATGCGTTTTTGTGTTACTTAACTTCTTCATAACTAAACTCCTCATCTAAATTTGTTTGTAGTTTGTTTGCTAAGTCATGAAAATTAGCATCTTCAAATGCACCTGTTGCAACCTTGCCTATTTCAAAACCATTCCAGTGGAAATATTTAGAAACAATTAAACTTACACACTCTGCATCAGTAGCTTCATAACTTTTAACAAAACACTCATTTCTTATTCTTTCTATTAAGGGTTCTATTGCCTTGTAAACATCTACGTTATCTACCATTACTTGCTACCTCCTACATACTCTTTATCAAACCATTGCCAAACAATTTCTCTATTGTTCAACCACACTTCTCCAAAAAGTCTATGCAGTCTAAAGTCTGCTTCTTCAAAACCCCACCTGTCTACAAATGCAGCATAGTTATGTTTTAAATCACCTAGCATTATGCTATCTATTACGTTGTTCATATTTTCTCCTTTCATTTTATTAGTCAACATAATCATAGTATAGGTTATAGTAGTTGTAATTGCAACCCCCTGCATATAAATAAATATATAATTATCTTTTATTAAGTAGTTGCAATAATAACTATATATGTCATAATAGCTGTATAAATTGATTAATTGCTTAGACAAGCAGGGGAAATAAAATGAATTTAGATGAAGGTAGAAGGTATGGGGTAGAGTTAGAGTTTATTTGCACAATGAGCAAAGCAAATCTAGCTAGGAAGATATATGCACAAACTGGACAGAATATATTATGTACATATTATTCTGACAAAACTAATAGATGGAAACTTAAAGATGACACTTCTGTAAGTGGACGTGGTGAATATAGATATGGAATGGAGTTTGTTACTCCTATACTTAAAGGTGAAGATGACATGGTTAAACTTAAAAGTATTGTTGATTGTATTGAGCAATATGGAATAGTTAACAGAACTTGTGGTATGCATGTACATATTGATATAACTGGTGAACAAGAATTGCCTTTGAGAAAGTTGATGAAGTTTTTTGCTAAATATGAACACGCTATTAACTTGTTACTTCCTATAAGTAGAAGAGGTGCAAATAATAATTATTGCAGAGATAGTTTTAGTGGAGAGACTAACTTAGGTGATGTGTATAAAAAATTAAATACATTGAGTTTAAGAAGGTTGTTAGAGTGCAGGTGGTTTGTTGGAAGAGGTAAATGGAACTTTCAAAATTACTGGAGACATGGAAGTGTAGAAAATAGAGCACATAGCGGAACATTGTGTTCTACAAAGGTAGATCATTGGGTAAGATTGACACAAGCAATGGTAAACGTAGCTATAGATAACAGAGGTGAAACTATTAGACAAGGTGATGGTACTAAGACTTATACTACTAAACAATTTCTTGATAACCTTTATAAAAAGAAAGGCATAGATAGAGCAACTAAAAAATACTATACAAAAAGATGTGAGGAGTTGAACGCAAATGCGATTTATAGATAACAGTGATAAGACATACAAGGCTTCTACAAAAGAAGAGTTGTTGTATGAGTTATACAAAACAAGTTTTGCTAAAGTGCATAGTATTGACCTAGATGATTGGGTAGACAAGTGTGCTTTGCGAATAGAAGAGCAGTACAAGGTTGTAATTACTTATAACAACTCTGTAGGCTTTATTGATGAATTGATTAAACATAATTTTATAAAGGAGATAAATTGATGCTTTACTTTGCTTATGGTGCGAACACCAATATTAATAACATGAAAGGGAGATGTCCCAATTCTAAAAAACTAACTAGCTTAGTGCTACCTGATTACAGGCTTGTCTTTAGGGGTGTAGCTGATATAGAACATGCCCCCTATAATGAAGTGCAAGGTGTGCTTTGGTGGATAACTGAGCAGTGCGAAAAATCACTAGATATCTATGAAGGGTTTCCAACACTTTATAGAAAAGAAACATTCGCTATAAAAGTAGACGATAAAATAGAGGATGTTATGTTCTATACTATGAATAGAAGTAACTATAACTTACCTAGTGAAAGTTACTTTAAATGTATAGAAGAAGGTTACATTCAAAATAAACTACCTACAGGTGGTTTGTATGATTCTTTAGATTCTGTAATGTAGTTACCATTAATCATTTCTTTGTAGAGTTCAACATTGTTGAACTTTACTATCTTATATCCACGAGTTTTAAACTTAGAGACTAAACAACTCGCTCTAAACTCTTGCCATCCATTTCCATGTATAGGGTCAAAACATACGTTCTTTTCTAATGCTTTGATATAAGTAGCCATTACATCAGAACTTTTATATCTACAATGCAACATCATATGACATATATAACAAAGACCAAAACGACCTATGTGGTCTCCGTATGGAAAGCTGTAATCTTCACTATGATATGCCAAGTATCCTTCATCTTGTGTGCAAATATCACACTCGTGTGGGGTTTTCTGTCTAGTACCTTTAGCCCATTCTTTTTTTAACCAATTTAATGCTGCCATTCTTTCTTTAGGTTCATAACCATTGTAACTATTCATCAATTTATCTCCTTTATTGGGTATGTCAGTGTATTAACTACCCTTAAATTATTGCACCAGTAGGCTTCTGATGCTTTGTTTTTTCTATAAAATGCCTATTTTAACTAATTTCAAGGCTTGAGAGCCAAACACCCTTACGAGTCTCTTTGTGGATAGTGAATCCTTTTTTCTCATAATAGTGTGGATGCAATGTCAAAACTTCTACTTTCATATAGTCCAATTCTTTTGCAATCATCAATCTGCATTGTGTTATGAATTCTCCGCATCCTTGTCCCCTAGATTGGGGTAAAAACCAATCACCTTTTATTCTACATTTATTGGGTGCTGTGTATAGTCCGCATATACCTACAAATTCATTGTCTTTAAAAACATGAAACCACATAGTATTTTTTGTTTCACTTATGGCTACTCTTTCTTTTTTTGCTAGGGATGCATAAGGCTTAACGTCCATAAAAGTTACTTCTAGCAACCTCATGTCACCTTCAGTGATGTCTATAAGTGCAGGGCTTAGTATGGGGTCTTTAAGATTCATCTTTTTTCTCAGCTAACTGTGGATACCATGCCTTTGAATACTTGTAGTCTTTTATATTTCTAAACTTAAATACTCCATCTTGGTAAAGTAGGTCTACCTCTTTTTTTGTTGCTCCTAACTCTTTTGCAAGTTCTACAACATCCCATTTATGTTCATCTATAAGTTCTTTAATCATGTCAGACATTCTTACTGCAACATGGCTCCCTTTTGCACGATTCATTCTAACAGTAAGTATCATTGCTTTATCCCTAGATACATCAAACATTACACAGGGTACTTTTCCCCCATATATTTTATTTAATGCTTTACTCTCTTTACTGAGCATTGTTCTATGAAAACCATCTATTATTATTTTGCTTGTAGAAGCAATAACTGGTTGAACCCAACCTATTGCCAATATATTTCTTTCTAAACTTTTTAATTCAGGTGAAAATACAACATTAGGATTGTAATCATTTGCTGTTAATTCATTGGCATCTATCCATTGAATATTATTAATAGGGTCATTCACTATTTTTCTCCTTTTGGGTGTTAATTGGTAATAAGTCTCGTTTGTATGCACCTGTTATGAAGTATTTTATAATATGGTTAAGAGGATATGCAGCAGGGTCATTTCTATTGGCTACTACAGTTTTTTTAAACATTTTATATGCTTCGTGTTTTTGTTTAGGGTCAGTGATATAGTCTTTAATATATTGAAGTATAGATTGCATAGATTCTCCATATTTCTCTTTTATCGCATTTTGATCAAATTCTTTGTAATATCTGCCTTGCATTATCATTTCAGGAAATATATCAATTACTTGCTCATATAAAACAGGGTCTAAAGTTGCTATTTTATTAAATCTTTTAGCTGCTTCTTGGTGTACTGGTGTTGCAACTCTAAATTGATCTCCATTCCACATTTGCCAATCGTATATATTGCAATACTCTATTTCTTTTTCCATAAAGTATTTAAATACGTCATTCTCTTCCCAATCAAACATAACCTTGCAAAATTTCACATTGGCTGCTGATTTGCTTTTGACGGAGTTTATGTAATTTTCATTTAGCTTGTTCATACATGCTGCAAATCTCATAAGTGATTCACTTGCTCTTATGCCATTTATAAATGCAATTTTACCTTTATAAAAAGATGCAGTGTAATCATCCATTGTGTCTTGTGTGTAAACAGTTTTATCATCATCTGCGGTTGTTATTGCATAACTAGGTATTGGTCTAATGTGTTTTCTGCCCTTGTCCCATTGGACATACGTTTCGGTTTTTCCTAAAACATATTTTTGACTGTACAAAGGAACAGCAAAGTATTTCATATCTACCCAATCCATATGATAGTACTTGTCTACAAAATCTATTACGACTTGCGGTATTAATTCTTCATCTCTAAAAACAACATTAATTTTTTCTATACCTCTGCTGTTTGCCACTTCTTTAACTGCATGTAGAACAGCAAGACTGTCTTTACCGCCACTAAATAATACAACAATGGTATCAAAGGTATCGTATATATGATTTATTCTTTTGATGGTCTCATCATAGACATTTGTATCTATGTAGGTTCTTACTTTTTTTCTTCCTTTTGCCATAAATCCTCTATTTAGGGGTTACTAAGGTATTAACTAAGACAACAAAGTGGCTCTTACGTCTTTATGACGTGTTATTTTTCCCTATTTTATTGGTATATTCAATTTTTTTATATATTCTGCAATTCTTGAAGCATGTGTTTCATGTTTAGGAAAGTCTTCACGCAGTCTTCCTAAAAAGTTATACCACAAGTCTTGTTGGTCTTCATTATCAAAAATCATTACATATTGAATAATAGCATTACTGTAGTTTTCTTCCTGTGGTTCATAACCATCATCAGATAAATCAAACTCACTTAAATCTTGCTTTAGCAATGGCTCAAAAAGGGCTTCCACGTCTGCATCTAATTCTATTTGTGTGGTTTCTTCTACTAGTTTTTCTAAGTCCCATGCTGTTAATTCTGTAAGCCTATTATCTAAAAGCCTTAATCTTTTTACCGCGTTATCATCTAATTTTTTTGCAACAAAAACTGGCAACTCTGTCATATTTAGTTGTTTTGCAGCTTCTAGTCTTGTATGACCTGCAATGATTTCGTTATTTTTATCTACAACAATTACATTAGAAAATGAGTTCTGTTGTATAGACTTCTTAACTTGGTCTATTGAGTTTTGATTAATTTGTCTTGGATTATTTTGATAGGGTTTTATATCATCTACCTGCATGATTTTTATATCATAATCATTTTGTACTATTTCTTTAGACATATAACTCCTTGTTAATTACTCCAGTGTACTTCACTGATGTCAAAATCATTATTCTTTTCTTCAAACACCCTAGTCAAATGATTATAGTTAAAGTGTGCTTCACCTATCTTACCATATAAACCTTGTTCTCTTATTTTTCTCGTAATTACCTGTATGGAGTTATCATCAAAATCTCTATGCACTGTAAGTATTGCATCACTTTGATTGCTCCAATGACTTGCTCCACTTATATCGTATGCAGTTGGTGGTGCGTAACTTCCATCATTGTTTTTAGGTAGCTTTGTAGGGTGAGCCACAATAAACACCACAACGTCATGCACTCGTGCAAATCTTTTGCATTTAGAAATAAAGTCTCTTATATGTTCATCTTCTCTTGCATTACCAGTACGCTTTGCAGATACCTCGTTGTAGGGGTCTATAACCAAAGCATCACATCCATATTTTAATACACTAGATTTTGCTATATCTAAAATATAATCTATATCAGGTACAGTGTCTTTAGTCTCTATAAACCTAAATCTTTCATTAATCCAACTTAGTCCTTGTTGTAATTCTTCTTTGTCCATTCTATTTGCAAAGCCTTCATCAAAAGCCTTTTGCAATCT